CTACGCCTACCGGTAGTTCATCGTAGACCTGTCGGGCATTGGTAGCCATTAAACCGTCTCAACGCCGACTTCCATAGCATCAACACCCGCCGAAGACCACGTTGAACTTGTTGCTGGGTCTACTTCGACAATCTGTTGCCAATTAAGAGGAGTCCCTGCAGCCAAGTATCGGACTGCAGATACGGCTTCAGACGCCCCAGACTTCACATAGGTTTTTAACTCTCGATCACCCGCGTCGTCTTTATCTGCAATGACATTGTGCGCCACAGCATGAATGATGGCCGCGTCTACCGTCAAATCCGACATTGTGTATTGATCGCGGTCGCCTGGCGTTCCGTTCGACACGTAGTCGGCGGTGTTCAAAGAAGCTTCGTCAACCAATGTATAGTGAGTCGATCCTGTTGAAGGCGTCCACTGCAGCGGGCTGGAATCACCGTCCGGCCGTAACACTTGAACTGACAAGTCACCTAAAAAGTCGTTGTTATACGACCCGCTACCGTCACAGACGTAAATGTCGTCCCAATACGTACCGTTATAAGCCGGCGGTGCGCTAAGCTCAATTACGTTAAACCCATTCACTCCCGTGGGCGCAAAATTGCCTGACGTGGTAATCCAAGTTTCATTGTTGACTCTAATCTCCAGCGTTCCTGAAGCAACAAAGTCTACTTTTAACTCAATGTAAAACCATTCTGACAAGCTAATGTTTGTGGCAGATAAAACGCCCGCACAAGATATACGCCCGTAGCCGTCAACACTTACGCTTACTGCAGTTGTTGAATTTTTCTTGACCGTAAAAATTGTGCACGCGCCCGTAACCTTAATGGCAAAACCAAAAATGCCGACGTTAGAAGACGGGCTTAAAAGTTTAGCAATTGACCCGCCGTTGTAAGTAAAGTTAAACGCATTGCCTGTCCGACCCGCAACAATCTGCCGCAGCGTCGTACTATTTGACGCGGACCATTTTTTAGGAAGATTGGCGGTAGTTGTTGTCCAGTCAAAGCTTTCTGTAAAAAGTAGCGCCATTGCATCACCTCATGTCAATCTAACCAGTGCGTTGTACGCCGTCTGGGCTGGCATGACAACAACAAAAGGCTCAGAAGCTGCTGTTCGATCAGCACCAAAACTTAGTACCGCGACAGCGCGGTTGTCTTTGCTGGAGTTGTAGATTAAGCCGCCTCGCGTTGTAAAGTCAGCGCCGGGCCAAGCCACGTTATCGCAGTCCATGTACGCCGTTGTCCCCGTGTACGTGACAATGACGTTGGTTAGCGGTTTGCCGCCCGCCGTATACCCAGTGCCAACAACTTCGCCTTCAGTCGTATACGCAGTTGTACCCGCCCCTAAAGACGCCATGTTGGTGTACAAAGCTAACATGAGCGTATCGGCAGTCAGATTATGAACGCCTTGCAGCAGCTCCACCTTAAATGAAGTCGGCATGGCGCGATAGATAGCCATTACGCCACCACTCCTGCGCCAGTCTCCATGTCAACTTGAAGTGCAAAATGCGCGGTGCGATTCAGGTTGTTTTCGCCTGGCTTAAGCGCCCGCCATGAGCGCAGCCATTTTTGCGGGTTGCCGTCATCACTGTAATAGTCTTGGTCAAAAGCGTAGACGCGTCCGTCTGCATAGTCGCCAACGACAATCTCGTTAGCAAACGACATTTGGCAGTTGCTTCGGTGCCGAATCAACGTCCCGCTGTTCAAGTACGCCCGCTCATGCCACACGTTAGTTGCAGCGTCGTACACCCAAGTCTTGTTAGCAGACGGAAACGTCAGCACGTAAAACGAATGCCCGTCTTGCTGGTAAGTGTACGCAATTGCATCGCTGATGTCGTTGTACTGCTGAATCTGCCACTCAACTGCGTGCGTAGAAATGCGTTCGCCTGCGTAACCTTTGGCCCTGTAAACAATCCCGCGCCCCCTAGAATCGCCGCCGACCCAGAAGATGCTGTTGTCCATTTTGGCAACGCTGTACGCAGCCGCGCACCCAAGCTCGTTAAACGCCCCTTGAATGCGAGTAAAGGGGAAATCTATAAGCCCAGCGTCATACCAGACTTCAATAGAATTTGCCCCAAACAGCCATAGCTCGTTGTGATTGGATGTGAGTGAGATAAGGCGATCTGGCGACCCTTCAGCACTAGCAAACTCTAGTGGGTCAATCTGCAGCCCGTCGTACAGAGTCGTGATCCAAAAGCGCTGCGTTTGAGGCTCGTTAAAGATAAAGTACCCGTCGATAAACGTGACCTGTTGAGCGCCAGGAAAGTCTACATCTGTGATCTGCGTCACAGAATCGTCTGCCAAAGTTATGATATACGCAGTGGGGTTGCAAGCCACAAAGATCTGCAACCCGTTCTCAGCCATTGACACGGGGCCGGACCCACCGACTGAGCCGAGTTCAGCAGCAGACCAGTCTGAGTCCATCTTATAGATCTTGCTGCCTGACACCACGTACGAATAGTCGTTGATGGCAATCATGCCGCGAATCGGACCTGTCCCTACGGTCGTCAAACGTCTAAGACCTGGCGCACGCTGCAAAAACGCAGCCTCTTTGCCCCCGTCAGGAACAATCTCGGGAAACAGGTTGACCATACGGTTATCGGCAGCGTTAACGCTGCGAGCCGTGTACGCCCCGCCAAGGATGGGCGTCTTGATCAAAGATTGGGCGTTAGCCATCAGAAGTTGCCTGCGTAGATGTTAAACCGCTGCCGTGTAGCAATGATGCTGTACGGCATTGACATCTTGTCATCTGAGCTATTGATACGCTTTAAGTTCCGCTTGCTATACATAGCAATACGCTGAACTGTTGCTGAAGGTTCTACACCAAACTCAGGCGCAAGTTCACAGGCTAAGTTGTAGCGAAACGCACGAAGATAGCCTGGTGGAAACACTAGCGTGGTGCCAAGCGTGGCAGGCTGTGAAAGCGCTAAAACGCTAACAAAATGCCACTCAAGGTCTTTAGTTGGTACAGGGTAAATCGTAAGCGTAGTGTCGGGGTAGGTCGGATTAGCCCACAAGACTTGCGGGTAAGAACTTGTGACGGTCTTGACCGCAATACCGTTGTATTGCTGCTGGTTGATGATCTTGACGCCAAACGCAACGTTAGTTGATGGGTCGCGAAAGTAGGTGGCGTCATCAAGCTCAATGGGTCGATTACCAACAAAGTTGCCGGTCGGACCAAGAGTACGACTTGCTGAAGACGCGGGCCAAGTAAAGGTCTGGTCTTGCGTAGTATAGACAGCCAACCGCTCGGTACTCCACGAGTCAATCATCTGATTGAGCGCCGAAAGAGCGTCATCTGTTGTATAAGTCGAGGGTGTTTCGCCTTCGGCTAATACGCCCAAGAGACGAAGTGCGCCATAAATCTGATCTTGAGCGGTAGTAGCCATTAACTTTCCTCTACAACTTTACGAGGGCGCCCACGGCGAGTTGGCTGTAATGCGTTTTCTAGCACAGGCGCTGGAGACGCCGGGTCAAAACGCAGCCATCCATTTTGCTCGTCTTGCTCGGCTTCAGCCTCCATAGTAGCAACTTTTGCGCCGTGAATGGGGTGTTTCAAATAGATAACCATGACAATCCTATAAAAGAGGGGGCCGAAGCCCCCTCAACGCGGACGTAAGCCTGCATTAGCCCCACATACGGCAAGCCATCTGCGGACGAATTACCCCGTAGCCATACAGCACATCAATACGACACGGCATACGGTCGTTGTTGATGTCGTACTGACGCACAACACGCAGGCTGATGCCGTTGTGAACTGCGCGGGACGCCATATCCACACCTTGCGGCAGCAGCAGGTCAGCCGTTGCGAAAGTGATCGCGTCTTTGTGATAGACGAGATTTTGCGGATACGAAGTCGAGGGTGCGCCGACAAACGTCACAGCAGCGCCATCTTGCGGGAAAGCATCGATGGTTGCCAGTGCGTGAGCCGACGTGTACATGGCAGGCGACACTGCGATGTTGGTGAACGCGCCGCCCGAAGCGGTGTTCACAGCCGTCACAGTGAACTGCTGCAGCGCACCAGTGGACTCGCGGGTCTGCGGGTTAACCGCATACACGCCAGCCACGGTGAACACGTCTCCGACCGTCACAGTAGCAGAACCCGAGTCGCCATCAATGCTGATGGTGGTCGCGCCTTGCGTGCTGATCGTGCCGTTAACGAGGTCGCCGGTTGCAGCACGAGTGCCGCAGGTGTGGACCTTGATCGACTGGCTCATGTTGATCTCGTCGTACCCGAGAACACCTTCGCCCATCAAACCGCTCTTAAACTGACGGCTGATCGTAGAAGTCGGGTTAAACAGACCTTTCAAGCCTTCAACCAGGCCAGCATTTGCAGCGGGGTTAACCGTTGCATACCGGGGCGACATACCAGCAGCAGCTTCGTTCAGTTTCTGCTGAGCTTGCAGCAGAACCAGCGAAGTAGCCGGAGTCGTACCGGGGGTGCCAACCGATGCGTAGACAGACTTATAAGCGTTAGCAACGTCAGCATCAATAGATGCAGCCAGTTGCGAAATACGCGGCTTCAGAACGCGGTCCGCAAAATCGTCCAATTGCATGGTCAGTTCTTGAGAAGTGAACTGAACACCAATGTGCTTTTGCGAAGCAACGCTCAGCGTCGTGTATTGCTCGTTGTCGTCCTGAACGGTTAGCGTAGCGCCATCCGACACCAGCGCACGGTCCGGAAGACGAATGCGCAGAGTCGAACCGATCTTAGCGCCTTCAACCGCAAAGCTATCGTCATATTGACGGTTAACGTTACGGGTCAGCACCAGGTTGTTTTCAAGGATCTCTAGGGCTTTCCTAGTGATCATGTCAATGGTAAGAAGCGAGTTAGCCACGATGACTTTCCTTCAAATTAAGTTAGCGGTTGCGCTGCTCATATTTACGGATCTGTCGCTGGCGTTCCGCTTCAATCCACTCTGACGTACTCATTGTCTTAATGGATCGTGGGTCAGTCGTTTCATAAGACGCTGACCCTGAAGAACGAGAAGTGACAGGCGCAATCGGAGACGGCGCATTGGACACCTTTTTGGTCGGCGGATTAGTAGCCAGCTTAGCTTCTACTTTTCCGATTTCCTTTGCCTGCAAGATTGGCGCTAAACGAGCAATACGTTCTGCCTCTTTTGGGTTAGACCCAAGGTAATAGGCAATGTCAGGTCCAACATCAGACGCTCGGATTGTCGCGGCCATTAACTCCGTGATGGGAAGTCGCGGGTTGTATGCAACTTGTTCAAAGTCATCATACTTACTACGCGCTTCGTCTTCGCGGTCGTGATAAGCCTCTTCAATCTCCGCTCGCTGTCGCTGCATTTCTCGCTGTTGAACCAGTTCTTCAGCCTTCTTAACCGCTAATGCTTCCGCATAAGCTTCAGGCGTTTCAAACTGCTCGACAGGAGGAACTTCACGAGGCGCTGATGGTTGTGCTTGACGTTCGCGTTCCCATTTGCGCTGTTCTCTTGCGAGACGTTTACTAACGATGGCATCTACCTCATCCTGGGTAAACGCTTTCGTTTCCGGCTTTGGTTCGTCAGACTCAGGCGCCGCCGTAGGCAACTGTTCTGGCGCGGTGTCTTCCGGTGGAATTTCCGCTACTGGTACTTCAGGAATAACTTCTTCAGTCATGTGAATCTCTTGATTCCCTGGTCAAACGGGCCAGTACGTTTTAAAAATAACACAACTTATTATTCATGTCCACGAGCTTCAATCTCCATCGGGTGGTTCTGATACCCGTGGCGCATGAGCAGCCAGAGATACTTAGCGTAGAACTTTACCG